ATAGCAGAGCCAGCTTTAGTAGCTAGGCCAAAGTTAATTGACGTACCACCAGCAGCTGCTGTTTTAGCAACTAGAGTAGCAGACTTGATAAATGAACCTGCAGGGATGTAGGCATCATTTGGCTTAACTGCACGAGCAGCTGTCAAGTCAAGATCAACAATCAAAGTTTTGAACATAGGGTCGGCTGTTACACCGCCCTCACGTACTTCACCCTGTTCGCCATGTAGTAGAACGGTAAGACCGTCAGCATTTGTCCAAGACATATTATATTCCTTCTCTATCTAAGATTAAACGTTTGTTTTAGAAACAACACGAACCATGTTCTCAGGACGATATAGCTTCACGCCATAACGAGCTGTAGTTACATACTCATCACGTTGTTTGTTCTTGTTGTACTCGTAGTCAACCTCAGGCTGCTGTCGCCATGCGCCTACAAATGGCTGTGCCGCTTGGTCAGCAGAGAAGAACAAGTTAGCCTTACCGTTAACTGTGCTGAAGTCTACACCAGCGTCAGCTGCTGTGTTCAATGCACCATCAGTAACGTCTTTAAGGTAGTTTGAGCAGTATACGTCAAAACCGTACACGTTCTTAACAAACTTCATGCCAGATGCGATACCATCAGAAACGATACCTTCCCAACGTGGGTTGTCAGAAACGCTAGTCAAGCTAGTTAGTGTGTTAAGTGTGTACTCAACAGACGGGTCAACAATCGCCACTAGGTTACGATCAGGAACATTAGCTTTCTTAAGTGCATAACGAGCACGGGCAAAGTCATCAACATTGATAACAGCGCCAGTACCACCAGCAGCCCAACGGTGTTCAATGCTGTCGATAACTTCATTTGAGTTAGCAGAAACGCCAACCTCAGGTGTAGCAAGGGTAGTTGACTCGAAGTGTGTCATGATTGCACGTTCCATCTCAGGAACAAAGCTTGACACAAGCTGAGACATGTAGTAAGAGTCTTGCTTAGCTTTCTTAGTGATGTATGTTGCACTTGACAAGTACTCAGTGATTGAGAACTGGAACTCACCAGTATCAAGTGGACGGTATTGTACATCTGTATCTTCTTCGTAGTCATCAACTTGTGCTTGACCAATAGAAGGGATTGTGAACAGATCGCCATCAGGGAAACCTTCAAGCATACGTACATATTTTTGCGCCATCATCTCATCGCGCAGGATTTCTTTAAGTTCGCTGGACCAGATTTCATCACGGATCAGCAAGTTAGTATTACCAGTTGTCATTCCAGACATATTATTACTCCAAATTAATTAATGTTGATTTATAGGTTACCGAACTTATTACCAAGGCGCTGCTTATCTTCCATCATTTGTTGCTGCGTCTTAGGGTTATAATATAAGCTACGGTTATTACGACGAAGGTCTTGGTAGTATTTCCAATCCCTAGCGCCACCTGACTGTTGTCCAACCGCTTCTGATTGAACGTCACCCTGAGTAAGGTTAATCCTAGTCGGGGCAGGTTCTCCTAGAAGTGCCATGAAAGCTGTAGGGGACTCAGCTGCTAGTTCTTCCATGCGTGACATGGTTAGCCCAAGTTCCTTTACTTTCTTAGTTACAATATCGTTAGCTTCTGCACCATACTTTTCAGTGAGGGTATTATCAACTAGGTCGATATTTTGTTTTACAGTAGCTTTGACCTCTCGGTCAGTCAGTGTCTTCTCAACAAGGCTTGCTAATTTCTCTTCAATGTTATCGTCGCCGGTAAGCGGGTCAACAGTGCCACTATCTTCAGTATCTCCTGCAGGGTTTGCCGATGTGGGATCGACTGCCTTGTCCTGCAACTGTTTGAGTAGTTGTGCTGAATAATCCTGTTTGCTAAGGTCTTCACGCATCTCAGCCAATTGAGCCTCAAGAGACTTAATATGGTTGTCAGCTTCAATTTTACCTTTAGCAATGACTTCAGGGTCAGCCCAAGTTTCTCCTCGTTCAGCTACGATTTGGTTGACAAAGGATTGTTGCCCTTCGTTTGTATCTGTAGCTTGATGTTCCTCAGAACCTGCCTGTGATTGAGCTTCGTCTTGAGTATTAAAAATAGACATTAAATGTTAATCCTTGGTTAGATCGATTAAGTTAAGTATATCGTCGATAACGGCATTGTACTCATTAACGGCGATTTGTTGGATATGCCAGTTCTCTGTGTCGTACTTACGAACAGCAGCTTTCTTGACATAATTCTTCTTGATAACCTCTGTTAAGTCATCAAAAGCGTTCTTGTAAGCCATGACCTCAGCTTTACGCTGTTCCTTGTCTTGCTTACGATCTGTGTACCAGCTCTGCTTCATAGATTAAATCCCTGCGTCTGCAGCAGCCATCATACTCTCTTCTTGAGCAAGCTGCCCTTCTTGCATAGCTTCCTGTGTCTCAAGTTGTTCTGCAACGGCAATGTTATCACCAAAGAGCGTAGGTTCACCAAGCTCATCTGAAATAATACGTGCCATTTCCTTACCAGACATGTGAGGAGCCACTGTAGGGTCCTGAGCCTTGATTTGGTACATCTGTGTGATGTTTTGCACTCTACGTGCTCTCTCAGCGAAGTGACGAGCACCAAGGGGTACAATCTTACCCTTAGCTGTGATGTCTTCCTTAGTAATCTCTTGGAACAGCTGGATGCCAGTAGCGTCATCTACTACACGAATAGTGTCTGACATGTGCATCTTACGACGAGCCATTGCAAGCATTGCATTAAGGATTTTCTCAATGAATGTACGCTCAAAATGAGCTGTCTTGTGTTGGTAGATACGTCCTGATGAGTTATCAAGTGACTGTACCTCAAAAGCAGTCTTTTCACCCGGTGTACGGATACCCATAGATTGCTTAGGAGCGCCAGCTAACTCTTCCATACGGCGCTCAAGCTCTTGTATCTGCATATCAGCCTGTAGAGCAGTAGCATCTGGTTGAAGATAACCTATGTCACCTTCTTCACCAATAAATACCCGACCTCCCGGTTCAAAGTCAAAGTCCTCAACGTCACCCTTGATTTTAAGCATAGGGTAGGCAATCTGATCAAATACGTCAGCCTTAAGGTTTTCAAGGTGGTCAATACGGTACTGAATGCCAATCAAATTGTCCAAAGGACCCATTGCATAAAGATTGTCAGGGCGTGGTCTCCAACCTGAGTGGAAGATAGGTGAGTTACCTAGCCAAGAAGGTTCTTCGACGTTACTAAGTACATAAGCTCGGTCTAGCACCGTGATAACACGATCAGACATAAGTTTACCTGACTCGTGGTCGTAGATGTCACCATAGAACGTAAGAATCTCTACATAGTCACTTTCGTAGTACATCTGGATACTAGAGAAACCATCTGCAACAAATCCATCAGCTTTCTCCATATGACCATCAGATGATCTTACTGTATTACGTGCAGCAAGTGATTTATCAAACACCGCTTGCAAAGTCTGATCGCCACTCTTATCAATGATACGCTGAACTTCACCAAGTGATTTTAGTGAGCGAATAATCTTAGGTGTATTAGCAAAAGACTTAGCTGCAGGGTTAAAAGTAATGTCATAAGGACTAATACGTGTTAACTTAGGTCCTGTGTACTGAGGAATAAACTCACCATCCTCTTGGATAATGTAGTCATCCACCCATTCAACCATGCCAAAACAGTTGCCTGTAAGCAACCAATCTGACAACAAAGAGTTTACTTCATCCTCAAAACCACTGGCAGCAACTTTGTTCTCCATATAAGACTGGATAACATCACGCTTGTCCTTAGTGGCATCTTCTTGAGTATCCGCTTGCCACTTCATCCACTTCATTTGTGGAAATAGTGTCATAAAATAGTTGGCAAGTAGATTATCATAAATCTGTGTTAGCTTAGGTGTTGTTGTAGTGTTTGACCAAGGTAACAAAGCATTTGCTGTAGTCTTAGTATCAGTAGCAAATACATAATTACGTGTGTCTTTTGTTTGCTCTACCCAAGTATCACGTAGCATACGCCACTCGGAGTGTCTGTTACCAATATCAACTGCAAGCTGATCCGGGTCTAGCATATGTGCCACGTCTAAAGTAGTAGTCATCTTGATCCTGCTCTAAATTTACTCTCAGACCATACAATATTACTTTTGTTTGTACGTCCTAAATTTCTTGTTGGTTTAATAGCCATGTCAACAGCTGTGGCTAGTGCATCTTTTACGTCATCATGTGGTGGGTTACGTTGACCTAGTTCATCCTCTAGGTATTGGTTGTTACCACCTCTGTAATGCCACATAGATAAGTTGTCATAACGTGGCTCTAAGATACTTGAGATACGTTCGTCTTTATTACCCTGCTGCTTATTAGGTCTGTATTCCTCAATAGACAGGGATAGACCATTTTGCTTGACAAGTTCCTTTAACTGTCTTACAATAGCCATCTGAGCTACTGAAACCTCTGCTCTCATCTTTTTAAAGAACCACTTAGTATGGGCATCAAAGATATGCTCAAAGTAATCAGAGATACGATCAGTTTTAAACCTGTCAATATCCATAATATAAATGTTGTTATCTGCGTCAATACCGATGGTAACTAATGCAGTATAGTCAGCCTTAGCTTTCAAACTGTACGCAAAGTCAATAGCTGCATAAACGTTTAAACGATTACCACGGTAGTACCAGTAACTGCCATCGATCTTTAAATGCTTCCTATCGTAATACTGAATCTTATCACGAGATACAGGAATATTATCAGGGTCACTAGGGTCATTGTAGTACTGCGCTCTAAACTGAGCACGATCAAGGTATTTACCCTTTTTCTTAGCTAGTGTTGGTATATCAAAACCAAACCACTTGCCATCTCTACGTTGTTGGCGAGGCCACAAGAATTGACCTGTGCCATCGCCCATGTCCTCTACAGGACGTTCAAATGTTTCATATATAGGCTCTTCACCTACTTGATTGCCCTTGTCGTCAAAGATAACCTCTCTCATCGACATAAGGTCATTATAAAGGTCTTTAGCATGGTAACGAGTACCTACCACCCATTCTTTAGCATCAGCGCCCTCAATAGACGCTAGGAGGCTGTACTGACTGGCTACTTTATTACGACCTTCTTGGGTTAGTGCATTCTCTGCTACAACAATATCATCTAGAACGGCAATATCACAGTGTAGGCCCGTGAGACTCGTTGTCAAACCAGCTGTAAAAATACTAGGCTCTCTAATGTTCTCTGTCTTACGTAGGGGGTGATCGAGGCTAATCTCAGTGTTTGTCCACTTTGCTCGCTTACCTTCCTCTACAAGTAAATGCTCAGGCCAGTAACGTTTAAATATTGGCGTGTCTAAGATACCCTTAATAAAACTTAACTGTTTCTCTGCCAAGTTAGATGTAGCTGAGATGTACAAGATACGCAGTGTAGGGTCCTTTGCAAGAGCCTGTGCAACTCTATAAGCAACCAACCGAGATTTGCCATGATCTCGTGGGAACAGCAGGAGCTGAAAAGATTTGCTATCCTGTCTAGTCCACCAGTCTATGGCTTCTCTGTGGCAGTCACCTAAGACTTGCGAAGGAGCTACTAGAGATATGAAAAATGCCAAATCTGTTTCTGCTCTTTTTCTAATATCTTCAATGCTATCCATAAATTGTCTCTTGTTATTATAATAATTAAGGTGCGTCTGTTACAATGTCAGCCGCTGTCATGTTGTACATAACGAAATGTGCGCTACCTACATTATCTTGAATGTTGGGGTATGTATCACCGTCACCCATACGCCACCAATGATCTGGTGTTGTTGTTAAAGCAGATAAATCATGTGTAGAGCCTGAGTTATAAATGTCAGAGATGTTAGCTGACTGATCTGAACCCCAAACAGCAAGTTCATCAATACGTGCGTTACGTAGGTATTGACCGCTTGATTGCCTACCTAAGCGGAAGTTGTCTGGGTCAACCCCCGAGGAGTACCCATAGTTATTGTTAGAATTATTTGTTGACTGCAATACGCCGTTAATGTAGATAGAAAACCTGCTATAGTAAGAAGCTAGGTCACCAGACCCTGCACCTGTTGTACCACCATCATATGTAACTAATATGTGTTGCCAAGTTTCAGCAGTTATGCTCCCTGAAGTTGTCTGCAACCGTAAATGATTACTGTTAGACCCGTAATGTAGTCTCAACCTTTTTTGACCATTATTATTAGTTTGG